TTAAAAGCTAAAGATATTGTTAATTTTATATTTGAATAACATGCAACCAATCAAACTATTAGATGGAACAGAATTAGTGCCACTAGAACAAGCAGAAAAAGAAGCTCTTGAAGCAGAAATAAAGGTCGTACTAGATAAATACAGTGCAAGCTACTTACCAGCTATAAGAAAAGAAGAAACTCTATCTGAAACTAAACAAACAGCCGTGCTATTTCTTCTTAAAAAGAAACCTAAGGAAGTAGAATCACCATATATAGAAAATGGAGAATCAAACGAAGAAACTCCCGAAACTAAGTAAGAAACAGAGCGGTTTTGTAAATGATTACGTTTTAACAGGAAATGGAACACAATCAGCTTTGAACAACTATGATATAGAGGGAAAAAATCCAGAAAAGATAGCTTCTGCACTAGCTGTTGAAAACTTAGGAAAACCAAGCATAGCTTTAGCCATAGAAATAAAGCAACAAACTTTAAAATCAGCACTAGAAAAAAAGGGAATTACACCAGAGAAAATAGCAGATAAGATAAATGTTTTATTAGACGCTACAACTGGAGAGAATGAAAAACCTGATGTAAATGCTATTGATAAAGGTTTAAAACACGCTAAAGAGATTTATGGAGTAGAAGATTCAGATAAGCCTAAAGAAAACACTTACAACTTCTTCTTTGAACCTAAATTTCAACAGAACATAAGAAACTTTGATGAGAATCTTAAAAATCTAATCTTAAATAAGGATGCTGAACAAAATTAAACGAGCATATAGAATATGGACTTTAGCAGACAAAGACCCTGAATACTTAAAGGCTATTGAGAATTTAACTAAGGAAGATATTAAAGCTATACCAGAGAAAGGAAATGGCAAAGCAGAGTTTATAAAGTTTATGTCAGAAGCTGAACGAGATGAATATTTAAAGAATAAGTTACCAGTGTGGAGAAAGTTTAATGAAAGGCTTAAAGAGCTTACAAAATAATGGAACATCCTGACGTAGTAAAACTAGAGAATAGACTCAATCAAGTCTGGGAAGCTAGAGATTTAGAAAAGCAACGAGCCGAGCTAAAGAACGAGCTTGATGTAAACGAAGAAATACCAGCACAGATATTTTACTGCAAGGTTTGTAAGAAAGATTATTTTCCTAAGCGAGTAGTTAAAGTAGAGCAGAATGATTGGAATACTGGAGGAACTTTCAGATTTTGGCGGTCTAAACACTGTGGTACTTGGAATGTACGCTTAATAACACAAAAGCTACACGATAAGTTTTTTATTAAAAGTCCGTCTGTCTGTCGGGATAGACGTTTGAACGCTAATGATTTAATCCAGCCTTTTCAAACTGGATTTAATATGTTGTATGGAGGAAAAAATAAATGAAATTTTAGAAGAAATGATTGATAAAATGGGACAAGGCGGGATGGATGTTTCTTATAGTGGTCATAATTATGAAAGTGCTAAATTAAAAGCTGTCGAACAAATAAAAGATTTAATTACTAAGAATGTATAACGATTACTATTTATTAAAAAGAGTTAAAGAGGAAGAAGGTGCTGTAGCGTTTGCTAGTGTGCAAGATAGTTTTACCTATAAAGGGGAAGTAGTTAGAAGCCCTTATCAAAATGTAAGTTCAACATTTACTGCTAATCTACCTGCTGTTGGCGATAAAGTTCTATTTCTAAAAGGCTCTGGTGAAGATGTGACCATAGACGGGGAAACTATGAAGGTCGTTAAATTTGAAGACATAATCATGCAAGCCTAATGAAAATACTTAAATTTGGCAACGATGGAAGTAAGAGAATACTCGCAGGCATAAACAAAGTAACTGATTGTGTTTCACCTACTCTTGGGGTAGTTGGAAAGCGTGCAATTTTAGACGCAGGACATCTTGACCCAATCTTCGCTGATGATGGAGCTAAGATTTTAAATATGATAGACATTGAAGACCGCTGGGAACAAATGGGCAATCGTCTAATGCGTAAGATTGTAAACAAGATGCACCACAAAGCAGGTTCAGGTAGAACTACATCTGCCGTGCTGGCTAGAGCTTTTGCTAATGAAGCCTATAAAGAAATAAAGAAAGGCAAAGACCAGAGAGAAATAGTGGAACGCCTAGAGAATGGACTTAAAAAGACTCTTGAAATCTTATCTAGTCTAAAGCGTGAAGTTAAAGACGAGGATATAAAACGCTTGGCTTTGACTGAAAGCCTCGATGAAGAAGTAGCTAACATAATCTCAAAGGCTATCACTGAACTCGGCAGAAATGGCGTAATCACTGTAGAAGAAAGCAATAAAGTTGAACTCTCACTAGAAATAGTAAAAGGTATGCGTTTCAAGAAAGGACTAATCAGTGAGGACTTTATCAACGACCGAGAAAAGAATCGCTGTGTTTTAGTCAATCCATATATCTTAATCGCTGACCGCAGAATCGCTACAAACTTTCAGATAAAGAACGTGCTAGAAGCTATGGTAAAAGAAGGCAAGACTGATTTGCTTGTAGTAGCTTTAGATATTGAAGGTGAGGCTAGAGCTTCATTTGCTATCAACCATCAAAGACGAGCTATGAATATCGCCTGTGTTCAAGCACCTTATAAAGCTCAAGCGCAAAAAGATTTTCTTATAGACTTAGCCGTGCTAACTGGTGCAAAAGTAGTGAGTGAAGAAGCTGGGCTTATGTTAGATAAAGTAGGTGTAGAAGTTCTAGGACAAGCTAACTCAATCATCGTAAGTAAAGATGAAACTATTATCTCTGGCGGACACGCTAATGAGACCCTATTAAACGAAAGAATTGGCGTTATAAAGACTGTTATCGAGGAAAGTGTAGAATGGGATAGGAAAGTAGCAGAAGAACGCTTGGCAGGGCTTACAAGCGGTGTGGGAGTGATAAAAGTGGGAGCATTTACTGTTGATGAACTACGCTTAAAGAGAGATAAGATTGAAGATTCTGTAAACTCTACAATGCTAGCTCTGGATGAGGGAATTGTCGCAGGTGGTGGCTCTGATTTGGTTCGAGTGGCTAAACTACATAATGACCCAATGTTTAAGAAAGCACTACTAGCACCTTTCTTGCAAATGGAAAAGAACGCTGGAATGAATCAAGGTTGGTTTAGAAAAGATACAGTAAAGGAACTACAAAACGCCTATGATTTCGGCTATGACTTTAAGAGTAAACAGCTAGTAAATATGTTTGAAGCAGGTATTATTGACCCTTATAAAGTGGAAAGAATTGCACTAGAAACAGCTATATCCATTGCTAGTATCTTCGCTAGTTTAGATGTGTTCTGTGCAGAGTTTCCTGAAAAGCAAACGAATGAGTAATGAATGAACCAGATGTAAAAGAATATTCGATACTTCACTGGCTCTTTAGTCAGGGTATAACAAGTGAGAAAGGTGAACCTTTAGACTTTAAAGACCACGCTTTTCTATTAGATATTCTTACAGACTGGAGTAAAAACATAGCAGTGAAGGCTTGCGCGCAGGTGGGGAAATCCGTTACATTTAACTACAAAGCTCTCTTTGCTTGTGATAAGTTTAGGTGGAATATCATTTACACTATGCCTACTGATGAATCAGTCAGAGAGTTTGTCGGCACTAAAACTAACAGGATTTTAAGTAATAATCCACAGATATTTAAAGGCGTACAAACTGACAACATTGAACGTAAAGATATAAATGGTAGGTCAATCTATTTTAAAGGAACTGAATCAAAGTCTGGTCCAATTTCAACTACTGCTGACTTACTAATCCACGATGAAGCAAGTCGTAGTAATCAAGAGGCACTAAACACTTACAAATCTCGTACTAAAGACTCACTGTATAAAGGGCGTTGGCTATTCTCTAACCCGACAACTGAACGAGATGTGCTAGATTTAGAATGGCAAAAGTCTGACCAAAAAGAATGGCATATAACTTGTGAACATTGTAATTACGAACACTACTTAACTTTCCCTGATAGCTTTGATAAAGAAAAGAAAATATACATCTGCAAGGGCTGTAAAGAACCAATCAGTGATGAGGTTAGGCGTAAGGGTAGATGGATTAACCAAGATGGCGAAGTTTGGACTGGCTTACTTAATCCTAAATATGAAGTGTCTGGCTGGCATTTATCGCATTTGATAGCTACAAAGATTTCAGCTAAAGAAGTGCTAGAAGACAGTGAAGGCGACCAAGAGTATTTTCATAACTTCGTACTAGGAGAACCTTACAACCCTGGCGACCTGACTGTTTCAAGAACCACAATCTTAGACCTATGGACACCTAAAGATTTGGTAACTGGTAGTTATTATCTAGGTGTAGACGTGGGAAATATAAAGCACTTTGTTCTGGGTAGTGAGTTTGGAATAATCAAGGTAGGAAAGTTTACTGAGTGGAGTGTGTTAGACGACATGATGAAGTTTTACAAGCCTAAACTAGTGATAGACGCTTTGCCTGACAGCACGATGAGTAAATACTTTGTGAAGACTTACAGGAACGCTTTGATGTGGTATCCAATGGAGAACGCTAACAATCCACAACTCGTAGTTTGGTATGGAGAGAACGACAAGAAAGGCATAATCTATTCGCACCGAGATAGAAGCATAGATATGCTGATTGATGATATGGCACAAGCTAAGTTTCTAATAGGCGTGCCGAGCAATAAAGACTTTCTGTTATACATAAAACACTTTGAAACACTTAGACGAGTAAAGGAAACCAATGCTAAAGGTATTGAAAGATATGTCTGGGGTTCTACAACATCTGAAGACCACATGGTATTTGCTACTTTGTACTATCGGTTAGCTGTGGCAAGTGAGGGCAATGGAGTATTTATACCTGAAAATGCTAAACCTTATAAGATAATATCTGACGATAACAAAGTCGGAGAATGGTCTAAATATTTTGATAAACTTAAATATGAAAAGTGATTTAACTATCGTATTGCAAGGGGAAGAAGCTAGAAAATGGGCGATGATGAAAGCCTTAGATGCTGTTGGTTTTTTTGATATAGTTTATGGGAGGGCAACAGTAGATTTTGACGGACAAGGAAAGGTCTCGAATGTAAAAATAGAACGCAATTTTAGAATAATAGAAGTAAAAGAGTTATCCACACTTGACACAAAATAACATAAAGGTTTATAATTAAGTTGCAAATAAAATCTCACTTGACCAACAAGACGATTTGTGAAAAACAATTTCGTCTATGCCAATCAAAACATCAATAGCAAATATGAAAGAGGGGGATTTAGCAAAGCTAATCGAACAACGCTGGGCTTCTTCTGATACTCTTTGGCAAACTGTAAAAAGTACCTACGAAATAAACACTAAATTCTATGAAAACAAGCCAGCCTGGATAGACAAACTTCCTGCAACTCTAAATAAAACACTAGCTAATCGAATAACTCCTAACATGGAAGCTGTAATCAACTCGGTTATTGCTAATCCACCTGGCATTAACTTTATTCCAGGGCGTGAGGGTGAAGAAAGCCAAACACTAGCTAGAAAAATGGAAGGTTATTTCAGAAAGAAATACCGAGACATAAACTTTAAGGAAACTATGCGAATGGGTCTAAGAAACCTATATTTTGCACGCTTAATTGTACTAAAACCATTTTGGAACGCTAAAACTAACGACTTTGACCTACGAAGTATTGACCCAAGAGATGTAAGATTTAGTAAATACGCTAAGAATGAACAAGAAAGTGAGTTTGCTATCGAAGAAATAACCGACAATCTATGCTCTTTGCTGGCTAGATTCCCTAAAAAGGAGAAAGAAATACTAGAAAAGAATGGATTTACCGAAGAAACCAAAGACCAAGCCTATGTAATGAATCCTGAAGTTAAATACAAGGAAGCGTGGGTAGGAGATTACCTAATCTGCAAGTACGACAACATTATCCTAGATGTTTCTCGCAACCCTTACTGGGATTGGGATGGAATGCTCATAACTGATGAAGAAGAACAGCAAATAAACGCTACTTATGGCGAAAGCAGACGAGCAATATTTACTCAAGCTAAACTAGACCAAGAGAACAGACAACCACAAGAAGTAGCACCTAGTCCTGAAGTAGAAACTAACGCACCACAGGAGATTGAAGGCGAAATTCCACCAAACGAAGGACATACAGAACCTATTTCTTACAAGTCCTATTATTTTAACTATTTCAACCAACCACGAAAGCCATATATCTTTGGCACAATTTTAAACAACGAAAACCAACCAATCGGTAGAACTGACTTCATAACCCTAGCAATCCCTCTACAAATAAGCGTAGACGCTCGAAAGCAAGACATAGGTAAGAACTGTGAACTTGTAAACGGAATAATCAAAGTAGATGCCGAAGTAATGGGTAAGTCTGACGCTGAAAGTCTAGCCTACGAAGCTAAGGGTATAATCTGGGGCAAAGGCGTTGTTGCTGGTGTGGCTCGTGAAACAGGTGCAGCACTTCCTCAAATGGTGTTTGACGATATGATAGACAGCCGAAATGAAATAGATAATATTATGGCTGCTTCATCTGCCTTTAGAGGTGAACGAGAAGGTCAAGAAACTAAGGCAGGTAGGCTAGCACTCATTGAACAATCATTCCTACGCTTAAATGAGCTTGTACAGCTTGTAGACTGGGTATCTGGTGAAGCATTTGCTTGGTTTTATCAGCTATCAAAGACACGATATACTGAATATCACTATGCAAAATGGATAGGTAAAGGTGAAGCTACTGAAGTTCTTGACTTGATACAAGACGACTTTGAAACAGGAAGTGAGATACAAGTTATTCCTGGCAAAACCCTACCAGTAGATAGTGAGTTTAGATTTGAACGAGCACAAAAAGACGTACAAGCTGGCATAATTTCTCCAGTAGATTACTTTGAAGAAGCTGGTTATGTAAACCCTAAAGACATAGCTAAGAACGCTCAAGTATTTAAGATAAACCCTAACATAGCAAGTGGAATTACCCCAGAAGAAATGGCAGAACTAGCACCACCGCAGAAAGAAGAAAAGCCACCAAGTGTTTCAATAAGTTATAAAGATTTACCACCTGACGCACAAGTACAATTACTGGCTCAAATAGGAATCGAAGCTAACCCAGAAATACTCATCGCTGAAAAGATAGCCGACCGAGAGAAAGATAATAAAGAGTTTGGACTGAAACAGCAAGGACAAGAACACGGACAGATAATGAGTGAAAGAAATCAAGTCTTAGCTGAACAACCACCAGAACTCAAAACTTAGGTCGTTAATTATAAGTTAAAATATAAATATATGTTAAATAAATTAGGAAAAATTGGGAAAGCAATACAGAGTGGAGGCAAGAAAGGTGTTTCTAGGGGAGCAATATCTGATAATGAGGTCAGACTTTTAAAGAAAGTTGGAACACCAATATCTATATCTAGAAAATTACCTGAATCCAGTGCAGATAGGTTAAATAGACTTATAAGAGGAAACTAAATAATTATTTGTCCTGTGATGACAATAAACCCACACTTATAAAAATAATCCGACCAAGCAATTTGTACCAGTCTTTCATAGACCAAGGGAATACAAAAGGGCAGTCGCAAAAATTATGGATTATGAAACAGAGGTAGTAGGAGCTGATACAGGATTACCTGGCGAAACTCCAACGGCTGAACCACAGCCAGAGGTTGCAGTAGAAGCCGAAGTGGAAACAGAGGAAACTACTGAAACACAAGAGGTGGAAACACCAGCGGAAAACTTAGTGGAACTTCCTGACGGAAGAAAGTTATCTCCGAAAGAAGCGGAAGCAGAGTATCGAAACCTGTATTCCGAATTTACTAGAAAGTCTCAAACCCTCGCTAGATACGAGAAAGACCCTAGTAAAATTACAAACGAACCCAAAACTGTAGTAGAAAAAACAGAATGGGTGCCTCAAACTTGGGATGAAGTTTTAGAAAAAGCTGCCCAATCAATAGAGGAAAAACGTCAAAGGGAATCTCAAGCCGAGCAAGAATTAAGGCAGAAGAACGAAACATACGTCTCTGAACAGCTTGCTGACTTGAAAAAAGAAAATCCCACATTGAACGAAACTCAACTGTTTAATCACGCACTCAAGTATAATTTTAGTGACTTGAAAGTTGCATACTCTAACATGAGAGATATGCAATCTTCCATCAAGAAAGCTACCGAGGAGACAGCGAAAAATATCCAAAAAAGGAACGCTGAACCCGTAAATGGTGGGGGACAAGGTGGAGCAGTCTATGACGGAGACGTTTATGACCCAAGTGCTAGAAATACAAGTTTAGTAGATTATCTACGCAGTATTAAATAACTATGCAATTTTCAGCAGCAGTTACAACAGTCACTCGAAAGGCTATCCCTAAAAAGATATTCGATACAGTTACTCTTGGAACACCAGGTCTTATGACCTTTATGCGTACTGCAAAGGCTTGGACATCAGGAACTTCCTATGCTCCAGTCATTCAGTACCAAGATACAACTAATGGCGGTAACACAGGTATCGCTAACCAGCTTGATTCAGACCGACAAAACACTCGTGTTTCTATGGACTTTGAAGTAAAGATGGCTTATAAGCCTGTAGTCGTAGCAGACATCGAAGTAACACTTAACAAAGGTGATGAACAAATCGTTCAGCTTTTGGAAGCAGAATTTGATACTCAAGGAAAATCCCTCCTAAACGTAATGGCTAATAACCTTTACCAAGGAACAGGAGTAGGAAACTCTTGGGATTCACTTGCAAACGCAGCAGCAGACTCAACTGTTTATGCTACTTATGGTAGCTTGTCTCGTTCAACATACACATCTATTAACGGTTATTACCTAGCAGCAACAGGAGCATTGACTCTTACTAAGTTAGCTACAGGTTTTGATGCAGTAACAGTAGGTATGGATGAACCAACAGTAATGCTAACAACTAAGACTCTTTGGTCTTCATATGAAGCTCTATTGACTCCTACCTTGCGAGCATCATTCCAAACTTTCGCAGCTCCAAACTACGACCAATATGGTATGTTGATGGACTCAAAGTCAAACGCTTTCGGAACTCAAGGTTTCCGTGCGATAACTTATCGTGGTGTGCCAGTCGTAAAAGACGAGCAAGTACCATCAGGTAAGTTTATCTTCGCTAACCAAACAGCTTTCGGAATGCAAGGAGTAAGTATCACAGGTTCAGATTATGACACTCTTAACTTTAAGAAATTGTCTAACTCTGTACCAACAGGAGTACCAGGTAACGTGCCTTCAGCTCGTGGCTTTAACTTCCGTGTGATGAAAGCCCCAGTAGACCAATTAAGTCAAGTGGGATACCTTTTGTTTGCTGGTAATTTTTGTTCAGAAAACCCAAGACTTCTTGGAACTTTGAACGCAGCTAGTTAATTATTAGCTAATATATTTTGCTCTTGACCTTGCTAGACAGGGGAGAGAACAAGACAAAGAAAATATATGGATATAGAAGAAGCAGTCCCAGTAGTAAAATACAATGGATTAAATACAAGTAAGGCTTGTGATTTAAACGGAGTAACTATTGATACTTCAGGTAACGTAGCAGTTCCTGGAACTCT